AATACCTAAATCGATAGACATTTGATAGGCACTCACACCTTCTGCGTATAGTTTAATAATTTGTTCGTTTTTAGTTTCCCAATTTTTGGGAGCTTTTGGATTTTCTCTGATTTTTATATGTTTTTTAAGAAAGGTGCGAATAGTGCATTCACTACATCCTAATTCTTTTCCTAACTTGGCAAAACTAGATCCATTTTGATATTCTTGAATAAGATAATGTTGTTTACTAATTAAATCTATCGGTTTTGGCATAATTTGCTCCTTAAAATGAAGAGGTCTTGACTACTTATATATAGCCAAGACCTCGTAAAAGAGCAAGCGATTTGTACTTTACAGTCTAACGATTTTGATTTTTGGAAAGTTACGTCAAATTGAATCGGCGTAAGTCCTTATTATAGACTACCTAAGATCGTTCGTCTGCTGTCCAAGCATGCAAACCCTTGTTCCTGCCAACCATAGAAGCCCGCTCTACGTTGTCTATGAAGCATATCATCTTCAAAAATAGCAAGAGGTTCTCTAACAGGCATAAAGAAAGAATCATTCAAGTGAAGGTCAAGACCAAGTACTAATTCTTCATCACCGGGAGCTAGCGAGCCTCCAAGATCATTAAGGAAGAAGTTTTCATACTGCTGTCCAACACCAAATTCATCAAGATCCCAAATATTAATACCAAAAATACGATTAAGAACACCATCAGGAGCATTAAAAATTTCACGACGAGTTACTTCATCAATATCGGCAATACTCCAGTTGCGAATATCTTCTAGAGCTTCCGGACTCATCATAATATCGGTCAGATGTCCACGACCAATTGAGGTTGAGTTACCTCCTTGATTACGACGCATAACTTGCTGTAAATTTGTAATCAAACGTTTTGTAAATGTACCCGGCGAAGCCAAAGAATCATAAACGACAATGTTTCTATCGACAGCAGCAGCAAGAAGAGTATGAAAACCATCATCATTTAATTTCTTGACGAATGAAGAACGAAGAACTTCCATAGCCCTTCTAACGATATCCCAACGAGCATCTCTACTATATTTTAGTAACCAATCAATTGACGAAGCAATTTCATAGGTTGAAACGGTGATCACATCACCTTCAACATGACGTTCTGGAATACGACCATGATTAGGTACAGTGTAAGCTACAAAGTTCTTTTCAGTACCAGGAGCAAGGAAGTCCAGAGGAAAATCAATGGTAACACCCGGAGCAAAATCAACCGGATTAAAAACAACATCTAAAATATTACCATAAAGGACACCCCTACGAAGAGGAGTCTCAAGAGCCTTAGCTAGCTCATGTGTTGCGTCGAGGGCGGATTCTCTTTTCTCACTACCTGAAGCCCGCAGCATCTCATCCATTTCAGGAGTTGGTTTTTTTGCTTCACTGGCCTTAACTCTATTAAAGTTTTTCATCTAAATTATTCTCCGTTATTAAATGGTGATAGATACGCGAGCATATCCATCCTCGTCTAGTTTGCTAAGAAATTGCCCAATCGCGGCATTTCCTGTCACTGCATTAGGACTGATGAGGCCGCTAACTGCTACATAAGCAGTTTCCCCACCAACAGGAGTGCCTAAAATTTTATTAGTAACAACCCAACCACGACGTAGTAGGGTACATTTAGCCCCGATCGGCATTTCATCACGCTGACCATATCTGAAGGTATAACCAGTACGATTAACTACTGGAACCATATCATTCAGAAGTATACCGGCTACAGACTTTCCGGAAGGTGCAGCAGCATATGTTACGACGTTGCCAGTATCACCCATAACGGTTCTCCAGCCACCACCTGAACCAACGGTTAGGAAGGTAGCCACACCACCACGTTCGGCAGCTTCATTCATGTAGTTAGAAATATCTTGAGCTAACTCTTCTCTGTCTGGTTTAAGTGCCATTTCTGGATCTCCTTTAATCTTTTTCTTCGGAAATATTTAATGTTGGTGGAAACCAATCTGTAAATAGATTTGACATTGCAGCACGAGTAGTTTCTAATCTATCGTCAGTACCATTTACAGCAAGACCACCTTTGTTTTCAACAACAACAGTAGCTTCATTGTCTATTTTTGTAGTAGCGGTAGATTGACTTTTTTCTTCAACTTTCCATTTAGATGCAAAAATATTAACAATTGTAGCAAAAGCTTCATCGTCTTTATCTTTAAATAGATCAACGATAGACTGAGCTTCTTCTTTTGGAGCACCTTTGTCAGTAAGCATGGAAAGTCTGGCAGATGCAACTTTTTCGGCATTCACGGCCTTAAGGTCATTCTCTGCTTTATTAGCACGAGTTTCAGCATCAGTTAATTTAGTGCTAACTTCTGTTAGTGAATTTTTTAGAGTTGCTATTTCATTTTTAAGAGATGTATTTTCTTCATTTTTAGAAGAAAGATCTGTTTCTAGTGCAGTAATTTTAGCGGTAGTTACAGACGATTCAAAATCTTTAATTTTATTATGCGCAGCAGTTAAATCACTTTGCATCTGAGTTAATCTTTCAGTCAGTAATTTAACCTGAGCTTCTGAATCGGGTTCTTTATTATCATTAGCCATTACAATCTCCTGAATCGTGTTAGTATTAGTTACATACCCCAAATTTGCAAATGAGGCTTTAAAAGCAGAAACTTTTTCATTAAAAATTATACTCTCTGGATTTGCAGGCTTACGGACTAGACCCTTACCACTAAAGGTAATATTACGTAAGCATCTACCAATTGTGAAATCTTCGTAAGTACCAGTTCCACCATATGCTCTTAGATGTTTAGTAAGGAAGGCACTATTATCATCACGAGCAATAATTCTCTGGTCGCCATTTTTAGCAGTAACAGCATAATCAAATCCACTAAAAAGGCATTCCATACTAACAAACCATTCACCTTTACCTATCTCATCAATAATCTTTTCAATCTGTTCATTTGCCGTAGGATCAGATAGGTGACGGTAAATAACAGCGCCAGTAAGAATATGAAATTTATCAGGCAAATCATCAATGTTTGTATCATCACCAATAATTTCGAAGTTTTCATTAACTGCCTTGGCTGTAGTCATATGACCAATAATTTTGGATTGATCATGTTCAAGATTAAATTGTTTATGTATCGGAGTATATCTAGATGACCAAACATCTATTCTATCAAAAACATCATCATTCTTATTCCAACCAGTAGTTACAAGAATCGTATTCAGATAAAATAAATCAAACTGACTCATATCTTCGTTATTTGCCACGGACTTTAAAAAAGCTTCCATGACAGACTGAGATAATTTAGTATCTTGTAAAGCTACAGTATAGGCCAGTGAATTTTGTTTGGTAATTAAAGAAGCTAATCCAGCTTCTCTCTCAGATTTATAAACTGCTATTTTTGACATTGGATACTCCTATGTATTTCCCTATTAATTAGATACACCAAAATATTTTTCTATATCCAATTTAATCTTATTAGATTTATTAGTTTCTATAAAATCTTTAAAATCTTGACTAACCTTAGCCCCGGCAGACTGTAATTTTTTAGCTTCTTTATTATCACGAGCCGTTAAATTTGTCATGGTTTTTATACCTGAATCTTCATCTTCGGAGTATGTTGTAATACAAAGACTTAACTCAGTTTCATTTCTCTCATACCAGCTTGGAGCCATATAAATACTGATAGAATTAACATTTTCTACAGTTTTTCCGTCAATTAAAACTTCCAAAGCATCTGATTCTGTATCTGCATTAATCGTTACTTTTGCCACCGTAATCTCCTTTACATAAAGCGTATATGTATGATTGTATTTGTTTGATATCTTCGATAGTAGGAGCCGCACCAGTCTGAGCAACACGAGAGGCAACGCACACTCTCCAGTAAGCATCCGCTTCAGTATTAGCAGGAAAGGTATGTGCTAGAAGAGTTGCAATAGTCGCATTTGTGATTTCAGAATTTGGTGAAATATTACAAAGAAGAACCCACTTAAGATGTTCGACCTCTTCTATTTCTGCCACAGTAAGAGACCTCATATTCTTCTTATTACACTTTTTAAGAAATTTGGGATTAATAATGTCCGAAATAGTTTCTTGAGCGCTTCTTGCCCACAATTGAAGTGAGATAAAATCAGTGCCTTCTTCTATGGAAGCTTGTGTCACTCTAGGTTTACGAGGTTGAGTATCTACACTATTCTTAGGCCGTCCTTCACCTGGTTGACCTGGTGGTTCATCGGTAGTTATACCTTGCTTAATAGATAATTTTTTAATAGATGTATCATCTTTTTGCTTTTTCATATTTAACTGATGAGTCTGTTTAGTTTGAAGATTATTAATTTTCTTTTGATGGTCAAATTGATCTTGTTGAAGTTTATGATTTTTCATCTGGATATCCAGAGATGAAACTTCATTTTCACCTTTATCATCAAGTTCCAGACCAACCTGATTTGGAGTAATAATTCCTTGTTGAGCAAAAATCTTTTCTAGACTTAATTCAGGATTTGCGTCATGATAAGGACTAGCTTTTGGCGGAATTTTCTTGGAATCTCTATCCCGATAATCTTTCTTTATAGCCGCATCTTCAATTTCCGGAATAAAGCCAAAATGATCGCGAACCCTTTCAAGACTAATCACATCTCTATCTAGTAAATTAATAAGAATTTGATTCTGTGCTGTCTCATCTGACAAAATCATATTTTTATATTCAACACGGGCCGGTATTCTAAAACCCAAAGCTCGTTGAACAATTTTAATTTCTCTATTCCAAAAATGTGTTAGGGCGTCTCTACCATAATTTAACCTTTCTATCAGTATTTTTAATGATAGAGAAGAATTACTAGATCCAGATCCGGCTCCTCCTGTAGTTCCAGTTAATGAAGGGGGAATGCCTAAACTAGCATAGATACTCTCTAGAGTGGGAATATATTTCTCTTTACCTAAAAATTGGTGAAAATCAGTTTTAGTTTCTTCAAAGGAAATATCAGGCCCCCAAATGATATCAAGAGCCTGTCCATTTCCTGCGTGTTGCAGAATTGAGGATAGTTTTTCGATAGCCACTTCTGTAGGAAACATTTTTAAATCTAAATTACCTAATTTCCAAACTCGAATACGAGAGCAGGCACCATCCAATGCGGAAAGATCGGCCATCTTTAATTTCTGTAAAATAATTAATTCATCCATAACCGCATAAATTAACGGATATGCCCAAACTTGCCAGCTATCTTTCTTATAATGATAAATGGAAATTCTGGAAGGATCTAATGGAATGACCTGCGAACCATTTCTGACAGCGTTAGTAATATAATCTGGAATAGCATTTACCATATCAATTTCCGCTTGATTTTTAGGAGAATTTATGGTAGATAATAGCGATTTTGGTATATCTAAACCATAATTTCTTTGACCAGAAAATAAAGCTAATTCTCCACCCATCAATGTAATAAATAATGGATTTAAAAAGTCATACTCCCACGGAATTAAATTTTTAACTGGTTTATCCATTTTTTCTGGAACTTGATCATAATCATGAAAGAAATCCTGTGAAAAATAATCATTAGGACCAAGATCAAATGGGGCTAAAATACCAGCTTCGACACGATCCTTTTCTTCTGCGGCGCTATAACCATTTCTTAAATCTTCTAATACAGATGATTTTACTTTAGCCATATTTCTCCGTACTATAGGATTTGCAGTACGATAGAATAAATTGGCAAATCTTTCAGAAATATCGTTGCCGTTAATATGATTCCACCAATTTTGATAGAATTTTTCAATTCCTGGATTTGGATGAACTATTTTTATACCTTGAGATGTAAAATCACCCATTAAATCAATGATATTTCTAACAATACCAATCCTTTCATAAGCCGCCATACAAGCTTCAAGTATGCCACGAAAATGAAAAGCGGTTCGCTCACCCGGTCTAAATAATTCATAATCAAATTTAGATAAGCCTTGTCGTGCGGTTAAAGTAGGAGTAGGAATTGCTGCCGAAGTAGACCTAAAAATAGGGCGAATAGAATCAATAGACCTAGCAATCTCTATATTCGACTGCTTATCTTCCGATCCCCAAGCTATATATGCATTTTGCTGTAATGATTCTTTGTTTTGTATATTCGGATTTCTTCGACGAGGCATTTTTACTCTCCAAGAAAGTAAGCAAGGAAGTATATGTATTGTATTTCAACTGTAATAGTATTACACCACAATTACTTTTCTCGGGCGGCGTAAGTCCCATAACAACCAGCTTCTTTTAATTTTTCTTGCAGCCAGGCCGGTCCTTCATACATTCTTCCATCGTTATAAGAAAGTTTCGGTCCACTTTGACCGACAAACCCCCCTGTCGGTTGGTAAATAACGGGTTTAGGGGCTAATCTCATTCGACGAGCGGCCATATTAGCCATCAAGAATGCCGAATAGCGGTCATCATGACTTCGTCCCTTCTTGTTTGTATTAGGGTCTTTAATTTCTGGAGCGGCCCATCTTTCCTTACCCGTATCAGTCTCGGAGTGTTGAATAATTGTTATTTCATTCTTTAATTCTTCAATCTCAGAAATGACCTCCTCCAATGTATCAAATTCTCGATTATTTTCCATATCACTCTTTCCTGCTAATACCAATTCAATTGGATCATAAAACGGAAATAAAATGCGTTGGTGTTCGAAATCATTTTTAAGTCCGTTATTAGCCTCATATGTATATTTAGCTTCACCAAATAACAATAATTCCAAAATATGTAAACCGGGTTCGCCATCACTAGCTTTTGACTTACCATCCCAAAGTACATGACCGTCTTCGACCTCAAGAATTGGTAATTCATCATCTTCTATATGCATTTTATCCTTAAAAGCTTCCGCAATAGTTCGACCACCACCTCCTGAATCCATAGCAATAACTTCACATGGAAATACCTTCATTAAATCACGAATTTTACGAACGCAAAAAGCAAAATAATTATTAGAAATTTTCTGCTTATTTGCTAGACGAGTTTCATGATCTCCTTTATTGGTTGTCCAGACATGAACTACACGAGCATGATCTGGATGAACTTCAAGAATACAAATGGCAAAACTATCTTTAGTCGCAGCAGGATCAATTCCATAAATATATTTTTTACCGGGATTCCCCTGCATCATCGCATGAAATATTTGAACTTCACCTGAAGGAAGAATGATGGGCTTAACAGGATTCATCACACATTTTTCTATAAGAGATCGGCGAAAAAATCCATGAGAATCTGCACTAAAACAATTATGAACAGTAGCATTCATCAAGGAGTAGCTATGATCCTCTTCAACTTCTAGATTATAGACTATTCCTTTATAATTTTCTTTTTTTAATTCTTTGATTGGTAAATAAGAAAATCCATTTTTATTTTGAATCAACGAATTTCCAATATTACCAATTTGTCTATTATAAAATGTTTGTATGAACCGTCTATTATTTTCTCCTGAAAATGAAATTTTATATACTTGTTTTGTCTTATATTTTTTACCTTTAAATATTATATTTACTCTTTTAACTAACCCAAAAGTTGCAGTAATATTAAAATAAGATAAAACAGTTCTTATTTGTGTTAAGAGTTGAATACTACAAGAGTTCGCCGCTGGCATTTGATTTTTTAGTTTTGATTCTTTAGGTATATGGCCATCACCATTCCAATATCCTATAATAAAACCACACATAAAATCTGGATTAGAGAATAAAATATCTGGACTTATCTTTTTAGTATTGGAAATACCAGGACAAATTGATTTTATAAAGTCTGCAATTAAAACGTTATTTATAATAATTCTGATTGTATTATCTTCTCTACGACTATGTTTTGTTTTAATGCCAAAAACATTCAAGATAGCATTGTCTAATTCTTCTATATATTTTTCTAAACCAATTCCTATATGACCATCTAGTGCAAATTCAACACATCTTCCTTTAGCACCAATAGAACCTTTCGATGCATAATAACCAAATATTAGACCTAAATCGTAGTTTAATTTTATATTTTTTGGTATTATATTAAAATTCTTCTTCTTTATCTTTTTTAGATCTTTCATTCTCCATACGTGAGAATACGTTAAATCGAATTTATCTGCCAATTCTTTAATAGATAATGGAGAATTTATTATTTCCGATATTTGATATCTATCTAATTTAGAACCTCCCGGTCTAGCATAGATAAAATCTTCATAACATAAGTAATCGTCCCTAATATAATTAGTAATATCTAATTCTGTCTTACAAGTTAACTCTTTAAGATTAGAAAGTAAGGTTATATTATTTTCTAAATTATTTAAATTATCCCAATTTCCTATTTCATCAGAAAGAAAGGGATGTTCAGGAGTAATTCTAATATTTTGCCCATAACCATATGTTTTGTATGAAAATATATCTCCCTGATATTGTCTCTTGTATATTTCAGTTACTTTTTTAAATCTACCTTTATGAGTAAGTACAACGTCCCCAACCTCAATTTCGTCTATTCTAACAGTCCCATTGTCAGTTAAAACTAATGTTTCTGGTGTTATACAAGCTCCGTATTCATTACTATAGATATCTGTATTTGTCGTAGCTCTCGATCTTTCAACGTTATCCTCATCCATAAATCCGGATGGGATTAATTCAATAGGTATACGAATAACAGAATAGGCTCTCCAATTCGTTTTTGGGTCAATACCCTTCTTTGACAATTTAACCATATCACCTTGACTAGCAATAATAGTTTTATATTTTCTCCAAGTATCAGCAAAGTGATTAAATGAATAACTTGCTGTACCGGAAATTATGATTTGATTACCTAAAGATTGAGAATTAGAACCATCCAAAATTTGATCACTATTAGCCATTTTAGATAATTTCAATCTCATTTTATCTTTAACCTTCTCAACAGGTTCTTGAGCTACAACACCAAAACCAGCAATAACCTCATCAAATATTGCCTTACTAATTGATGAATATTCATCTGCTAGAATGTCATTTGCACGTTGGCCTCTAATTTTTGATCCGTCACCCAAAGGAAGGGCTTTAATGA